TTACGAGCCGTGAATATACGGATCTACCGATCCTATACGGAACGAGCTTTACCTTTGAATACGTCGATATTTGCCTTGATACTCCACATGTTGCTCCACATGTTTGACCTCTGTTTCTTCACAAGTTGTTTCACCTTTTGTGTCATCCTTATTCTTTCGATGACGATACACTTCGAACAGATCTTCTTGGCTATATACAAGGGGTGCCTTCCCTTCATGACACCCTTTTACGCCCAAATTTTCCGCGATGCATTGGTCCGGAATTTTGGCTTGCATATTAGTCCCACGCTAGCTCCCGTGTGGACTACGACGTCTGTGGCCTTAGCTGCCACTGCAATTATCGTTCTTTTCTGGTTTTATACTTGGTTGTTCTATAAGAACTACCAATTGAAACTGGAAACCAATGCACAAGAATGTCTTCACCCCCCTGTTTCGCATCCGAAACTCCGTGGCCGCATCACTCGGACTCGCCGTTGTTGTTGCCGCTACACCACCATTGAAGACAACACCACCTTTGGACGGTCCATGCTTCTTAGTGACTTGAAGCAACCACCCTTGTTAAACACTGATACCGTCAGACAGGCATTTCGAGATACCGTTATGCCTCAATACACGCAACCAAGTCACCACTCTCACCCTGTGTCGGCAGTTGACCGTTCAGCTGCCTCAGCTTTCATCGATCGTGTTGGAAGCTCTTTAGGTTTGGATGTTTACCGTGTCCAGACCTCACGGGATGATGAGAAGCGGGGAAAACCAGGCAGCCGGACCTATTTCTGGACCACTGATCTGACTGTCGCACCACAACCTATGGAATTCCCCGAGCGTCCTCTTGTTGCCATGGTCGATGTGGATCAGTACATCGACATGCCTGAATTTTTGTGTGACAATGTACATCCTACACTGCTATATACGGTTCAACCTACGCGTGTTTCGCGGGTGTCAACTGACTACAGTTACACTTTCAACGAGAGTAACGAACTCGTGTATCATATAGCAGGTGGTAGTCGATATCAACATCAAGTGTGGAATTACTCCACCGATCACTTTGTCACCATACGGCGTGATACTCACGGCACCCCTGTACGGGTTGCAGCGTATTATGTCGACCGCAAGGCCACCACTGACGATCATGAACTCGTCATGTTAACTCCTATTGGGTTGTGGGAATCAGATGGCGCCGAACTCTACTGCCAAATGATTTCTGGTCGGACACTTGAACGACTCTCAGTCGTCCACCATGGTTATACCAGGTTACTGTCGTCTTCCACTGATGGGATGATGGTTTCTACTGGCAAACCAAATTCGTACGCCTCATCCACTGTGACTGCGCAAGCTGACGATCTCATCGCTACAGTTTCACGTACTTCACAGTATCCATTGACTTTACCCCAAGTCATGGCGTATGTCCCTGACCGTGACCAAGCCTTGCCACTACTTGAGTATCACCGTTCTAAGGTCGTATCAAAACCTCAAGTTGTTTGTCCGGTCTCCCTTGCTGTAAGGTCTTACCAGTATCAACCATCTAAATTTGACCCTACAGCTAAGGTTTCTCTCCAGGCTTTCATGTCCCCTCTTTTGCATGGAGCCTTTGCACCCGCTAAAACCCCTTCTAATGAAGAGCAATGTGTCCAGAACCGTGTCCTTGATGTTCGCCCTCCCGAACTGCCCTTAACCGGTACACTTGCTCGCGCTATGGATGAATTTGCTTGTATGCTCATCCCTGAACCCCACTTACTAGTTCCCACCGACCACGACGAGGTGTATCAGCGCCAATCCAAACCAACTCAACGTTTAACCTTTGCCCGTGCGCATGGCACTGTTGCCAAGCGCATTGTTCAAATGTTTATGAAAGCTGAGGCTTATCCTAATGTTAAGCCACCTCGTGCCATCTCCATTATTAACCCAATGGATAAATTGGAATATAGTCGCTATATCTATGCTTTTGAAGTGGTACTTAAGAAGCAACCCTGGTATGCTTTCTCTAAGACACCACGCTCAATCGCCGAGCGAATTGCTGAACTTTTATCTTCTGCGCAGACTGCTGTGAATAGCGATTTTAGCAAATTTGATGGCCACGGGTCCAACATGATGCGCCATTTCGAGAGAATTATTTTATTGCGCGCTTTCCGACAGGACTATCACCAGGAATTACTAGATTTGCACAGGAGTCAATACTGCCTTAAGGGTTATGGGAGTTTTGACACTAAATATACCACTGAGTTTTCCCGTGCTTCGGGTTCACCTGAGACCTCCATTTTCAACACCATGGTTAACGCCTTTGTCGCCTTTCTTGCATTCCGCTTGTCAGACACTAAATTACAAATTTCTCCTTTTGAGTCTTTTAAACGTCTTGGCATTTATGGAGGCGACGATGGTTTGACCGCCGATGTTGAACCAACAACGTACAAACATGCCGCTGCTTTGATTGGACAAGATTTAACCGTTGAGCCAGTTTCTCGCGGTAGCAGTGGCATCAAGTTCCTTGCTAGATTGTATTCACCTGAAGTGTGGTATGGTGATGTAAACAGCATCTGCGATGTCGCTCGACAACTCGCCAAGTTCCACACGGCAGTAAAATTACCTAGCAATGTCACACCACGTGACAAGTTCCTTGAGAAGATACGTTGCTTCTCTCTCTCAGATCTCCATACCCCCATTATTGGCCACCTTTGTTGTGCTGTTCTTGAATGCACCGGCCCTCTCTCTCCCAACCCCGCTTTAGCTCCTATGAGCACCTGGCTTTCTAAATTTGATGGACAATCCCAATATCCTAACCAGGTTGCTGATTGGATGACTGCCGCCGTTGAACAACAACTTCCTGATTTCCAATTTGCAGATTTCAAGAATTGGTTAGTTCGTTGTACAACGGTTGAGCACCTTATGAAACCCCCCATGTTCGTTGCCCCTCCTGAAGCCAAGTCTTCTGCTCCCGTGGTTATTGATAACGAAATAATTGGAGGAAAACCACCGAGCATCGACAACAAACATGTCCCAGTGGCGAAACTTCCTGATGGAAGGCTATCCACTCCCTCTAAAATTGAGAAGAAGGTTCTTGCCCCTTCCTCTTTACCTCCTCCACCTTCGGTCCTACTTACTGATGCCAAGGATTTTAAAGTCCCCGGGAAGGACCCACCAGATCCTAACATCAGTACAAAGGCGGTAAGTAAGGAACCGCCTAAAAGCAAGCCTGTCAAATTACGCCTCCCCAGTTCACATGAGGTGTGGCAGGAAACTTGGAAGAAGAAGGGCCCTGACAAGGCCCCCTCTTCTAAGTGATTTCCGGGCGCACTTGGGCGCCCGGTTAATTGAGTTTTAGTTCAAGTGAAATAACCGATCGTAGACTACTCACCTACATGGCTCAAAAGTTACTCCGTGAAGCTATCCAAAGCTTACCGTTTACCAAAGGCCCTCGCCGGCGCAATCCCGCGCCTGGCCCCAAACCACAACGTCGTAAACAACCGAAACGCCGCAAACCTGCCCGAGTTCCTAAGAAACGTCGGGGCGGCTTCAATGCCCCCGCAATCGGTGCGAAACTTGGTTCCTATTTTGGACCAACTGGCAAGACGTTAGGTGGTATGGCCGGTAACTTGTTTCGACAAATTACCGGATTTGGGGACTATAAAGTCTCCAGTAACTCGCTAATCGGGTCAATGGACCAGTTACCGAGTTTTCGTAACCTCTCTTCTGGCACCCGTATACAACACCGTGAATTTCTTAACGATGTTATCACCTCCGATACCATCGGTGCCTTCTCTATCCAACAGGTTCCAATTCAGCCTGGATTGTTGGAATCCTTCCCCTGGCTGTCGGCATCCGCCGAAAATTATCAGGAGTACCGACTTAATGGCGTCGTTTACGAGTTCAAATCGAACTCGTATGACGCCTTAGCTTCTACCAATACTGCGTCTGGTACTGTTATCATGGCCACTGACTACAACGTTCTTGATGCTCCCTTCGTTAATAAATTTCAAATGGAGCAGACTCAGTTCACGTGTAGTGGAAAACCATCCGTCAATCTTATGCATCCTATTGAGTGTAACAAACTTGAGACTCCAACAAATGTGTTATACACCCGATCCTCCCCAGTTACTAGTGGCGATCCCCGTCTATACGATTGGGGCAACTTTTATATTGCCACTGTAGGTATGCAGGGAGCCAGTACTAATATCGGTGAGTTGTGGGTTACCTATGACATCACGTTGCTTAAACCTAAACTTAACGCTACAGTTGATGTCTACGACCACTATATTCTTAATAATAGTGCGTCTGAACCCGGTGGGCCCAATTACTATGGGACTACAGGTTCACCCCCCAATCTCACCACTGACTCTGACCTAGGCACCACTTTGAGTGCCCATGACGGATCAAACCTTGACACTATCAACTTTCCGCAAGGATATGTTGGTAAGGTCATGGTCACCTATCGGATCGGTGTCCCTTCAGTGAGTGGCACCGGCCTTATGAATTTCCACTCCTTAACCCTTTCCTCTAACGTTACAATTATCCAGCTCTTCGGGGCTGGAACTGCGTTTACTTCTGAGAACGTAGGAGTCACCGGACTCCTAGTGTATAATACCTCAGGTGGCATGTTATATCAATACTTCCTGAACGTAAATGGTGGCGGCAACGTCCGCATCACCAATGGAACCAATGGCGGTGGCACCGTTGCAAATGGCGACCTGCTCGTCATAGCACTACCCACAAATTTTGCCACTTCCCCACTTAAAGCCCCTTCTTTGTTACTTGATGATTCAAAAGAACGCCGGTACATAATGACCGATACTGACGTTTCTGATGATTATCAAATGTCCATACCATCCCCCACCCCTACTGAAAGGAAGAATAACAATTTTACGATCTCCTCTTCCAATTCTAGTAAACGTAAAACTTGACCACTTAACTATGGCTCGATTTACCTTTTCTCCCCACACGATGACCCTGTTCTTGATCTCAGGTCACTCCTTACATTTGTCTTCCCTAATGAGACTACTTTGGCTTCTCTCTAGTCCATTGTTGTCTCCATTACAG